ATCATAGTCACTTCCTCCAGATAATATATTTGCACCTTCTATAGGTCCATAGTAAATAACGTCATTTGATTTATAATTAGAAATTTCAACACCATTTATTAACATTCCAACAGTTCCAGGAACTGTACTAGTACCTGATTTTTTTTCAATATTTTTTCCTAAAGGAAACTTTCTTAAAAGTTTTTGTATGCCAAGGTCAATATCTTTTTGAGAATTTAAAATAAAAGTATGTGTTCCCATTCCAGACGTTGGAATTTGGAACTTGAGATTATTTTCTGATCCTATTAAACTTTGAGAATTGAATAGTTTAACCTTTTTATTTGATACTCTTTCTGTATAGTATGTGCCTGTATCTAATCCAACAAGAGATTCTCCCTCCGAAAAATAATATACAAGATCTCCAGTCAAAAATGGATGTTCAGTTCCATCGATAGCAATAGTAGTGTAAAATCCATCAATCTCATCTTGAAGATTTGCAGAACTGGAAATGCTAATAGATTTAAGTTGTGATGAAATATTATGTCGATAATTTTTTATAATATTTTCAGATTCATCTTCAAATTCTCTTATCTCGGAAGGAACTGAATTTGATGCGACATATGCATACTTATTACCATCAACATATACATTAAGAACATCTGACACCAAAGATCTACTTTCAAATTCATATCCCGAAGAACTTGTTTTATTTAATTTTCTCCTTATATCATATTTCTTATTGGAATCTAAAGTAGGTTTGTTTTGTAACCCCAGAGTATTTTTTTCATTGTCAATACTTTGAATATATGTATTTGTTCCTGTAGATATTTCAGATCCTCTTTCCAATATTTCAACTTCGTCCCCAACCTTTAAACTGGATTTATCAATATCAGATCCTAATTGGTTAGTGTCATTGTTTGCAATTTGGTATCTTGCACTTGTATTGTATACAAAAGAATTTGCAAAAATTTCCTTAGGATTTAAATTATTATTTCTAATTTTATCTCCCAGATTTTTAATAGTAACTATGTCGCCTTCTGAAACTTTAAAGTCTTCAGTTTCTTCAACTAAATCTTGTATTACTCCAAGAAGAATAATCTCTACTTTTTTAGAAGTATCTCCATCTTCATAAGAATAATATGTATCATTTGATCTCACATTTGATGTAGATAAAATTGTGGTATTAATACCACTACACCCAAAGAACTGATTAACAGTTTTACTTGTATATGAAATTGTATTATTTTCAGAAATTAAAGTTCCTGATTCTGGGAAATTTAAAGTTGAATCTACTGTTAAAATGGAATCCCCTACAGAAGCATCCTCAATCAATTTTGTGTTTGGTGTAATTACAAAATTTCCTTCAACAGAAGATTTTCCATCATTTCCAATATAAAATTCGATTTTGTAATAAGTTTTGCCTTTTCTAGTAAAAGGTTCTACCGAAGATATGGAAGCAGTTGTATTTTCATCAGTTGTTTTTATGAGAGTTTGTCCTACTATTTTTGTAGCTTCTCCAGATACTACTTCTGCAATTGCAACTTCTCTTCTTACATAATTTGCAGAAGATGGTTTAATTAGATAATCTTCTAAATTTATAACTGATGGAATCTCTCCAAATATAACAGAGAATAGAATTTTTATTGCTTGATCTGTTCCTTTTGAAGCATAAAAATCTTTTGCTCTTCTTATGAAATTTCCGGCATCAATTTCATCTGCAAAAGAAATATTTTCTAATCCTGGAGTAAAAGTTGATTTTAATTTTTTATAAAATTCTCTTAAAAATAAAGAACTCAGATTCTGGACAGATACATTAGAATTATGTTCAGAAGAAGATGATGTTTCAAATACTAATTCTTCACGATTGGTGTCTTGGTGATAGTTAGTAATTCCACTAAATCCACGAACACACCCAGTAAAACTATTTGTAGTTATTCCAGTATATGTAATTATTTCATCATTAATTTTAAGTAATCCATATTGATTTGGAAATCCTTTTGTACTGGATACATTGATAGTAGTGTCTGTATTCGATATGGAACTACTTAAAGTAGTATTATCGACGATAACTTCTGGCGTTAAATTATCTAATCTCAAATATTGATCTAAATTATCTCCAATATCGACCGGACCTCCTCGATATTCTTGGGAAATATAATATTGTTTTAAAAAATCTACTGCCTTTGGACTTTCGTCCAAAATAAATTCTGGCAGCTGATTGGAAACTATATCCTGAATCTTAACTCTAGATTCGATTCCAGTCTGTATCATACTACTTTCTTATAAAATTTCCGTTTGAATAACTTGAAGTATAGAAACTATTAACAAATCTGGTTCCAGATATTTCGTCACCAGATGCAATTACATCTCTTACCATATTTATTGTACTTTTAGAAATGTTCAATGTAACATACAAGTCTCGTAATCCAATAACATCATTTGATTCTGGATATGCTTGAATTTCCACAACGTTATTAGGAGATGTGGTTTCTGTAATATTTAATGTGTAAAGATTAATCTCTCCCTTTTCATAGTCGATCACTCCTGCATCTTTAGCAACAACAGTATTATTTCCATTTTCATCAATTTTGAATAATGAAATGATACCGGTTTTTGCGTTAATAACCTTTGGCCTATTCAGAAAAAGATTTCCAGCTTCTGATAAATTGGATATATTATTTGCCCCAGAAGAAATTATTGGGGTGTCTGTAATATACAATGTAGAAGATTCTCCAGAAATTTTAAAACCAGTAGATTTGATATTATAACCTTCCGGTTTTACATGAAATCTATTACCAAAGCACAACTCATATTGTGCAAATTTATTCAGTTCAACCTTCAAATCTCTACGAATAATAATTTTAGTAATATTCGATGTAATTGCAGTATCTGTACTATCAATAACTTGTTGTATTTTACTATATCTAATCCTTCCTCCAAACTTATTTAAATCCAAAGATTCTGAATATTTTTGAAGGGAGTTTGTTACAGACGACTTTAATTCATTTACACTTGAAGTTTGTGAATAGTTGTAATAAACGGAACTATCAAGTTCAACATAAAGTATCTTAAGATCGACTATTTTCTGATTTATTCCAGATACTGAAAATTGTTTTAACTTTGATAATATTTGCGATTTGTTAAAATCTGAAACAAAAGATCCATTTTTTGGTTTAATGCTGATTTGAACAGTGCCAAACTGTGGAGGATCCATTTCTTCTCCACCAACAACCGAAACAGACTCTGTATCTGGATATATTCTTTTTATAATTGCCTCATAATCTCTTGATGTAACTGCCCTATATTGGGAAGAGTACAATCTTGGAGCATAATATTTTATTGAATCTATAGGTTCAATATCACTACCATTAATTGATGATTGATTTGTCGTGATATTAACTGTTCCTGGATCAATAACTTCTCCAATTGCAGATTCTAATGAACCTGAGAATGAAAAATTAGAAGCCCCATTACCATCTCTTCCATCAGTAATAATATAGTTTGCTGTAATATATGTTCCGTCTCCATTTTCTCCCAGTTTTTTGCCAATAATTCCATCACCAAACCTCAATTCATATTTTTCATCCTGAACTTCATTGAGGAAAAAGATTCTTGAATTCTTATCAATGTCAAAAATATTTTCAGAAAGAAAGTATTCAATTCCTCTAGTACTTTCGGTCCCAATATAAACTCTGAGAGTTGATGTATCAATAAAAGAATTATTTAAAACAAATCTCTGGTCTAAAGATCCATCATATAAAAAAGTTTTAGTTAAAAATATTCCTTGATAAACATCAATATTGTTGAATGATGCTGTTTCATTCACAACATTTGCTGTTATATCTTCCGGTATTGCAAATGTATATGTTGTATCATTTGCATTTCCTACGCACACTATACCTGCCTTGAGAGTGAGTGTAGGAGTATTTACTGTAGTTGATACATTAAATGATATCTGAGCAACTGATGCGGTTCTAGAACGAGGTACATATCCAATATTTCCTGCAAGAGAAACAACATTTTCTCTCAGAGTTGCAGAATCCAAAAAGGATTCATTCACAATCATATTAGAGTTGAATGCTGTAATATAGGTATTATATGCTAGAGTATCAATTAAAACAGAAAAATTTGACCCTTCAAAGTCAAAATCCGTGAATGTAGAGTTTGCACGGAGATAGTCTTTGATAGAAGTTTTTATCTGATCAAAATCTAAATTTGTATATTTTGTAAAAGGCATTTTATCTCGTTGCCTCTAAGAGGAATGAATATTCTTGTGTTGGAAACTCTTGTCCGATTATATCAAATATAACTGTTACATTGAAAGTGTTTTCATCTGGTATTGGATCTACTTGAACTATCAGATTTTCAATTCTTTCTTCAAAGTTTTCAACTGCAATCTGTATTTGATCTTGAATTACAGATGCTGTACCGAAATCGACAAATTCAAATAAACTTCTTCTTACATCAGATCCCAACAAAGAATTAAAAAATCTCTCTGTCGGGATAGTTTCTACAATATTTCGCACCGCACGGCGAATTGCATTCTCATTTTTTAATATAGGTAGATCTTTTGTTACAGGATGAGGCTCAAAGGACAAACTAATGTCCTTAAATGCCCTTGATATCCTTTGAACTGCCATTGGAAAAGAGTTTTCTTAATTTTATTTATACCCTATTCCTGAAGATTTTTTTGATCTTTTTTCAAATCATCGTGCATAATTTCTTGAATTACTCTTTCTTCAGCATTATCATTTGTTTTATGTGGCAATGACCAATAATCTGATGTTAAACTTGTTGTTCCCCATACTTCTCTCATAATGTTTGCGTTTCTATCGACAGGTGAATTACCCATTTTGACTCCTGATTAGTACAATCAGAACTTTTTGAGGGGTTTCTATCCCTTTTTTTATTTATTTTTCACTCTTTTCGGATGTTTCTTCACGTTCTTTTGCTGTTTTCCAAAAATATTCATCCTCACGACCCATTCCAAGTCGATCATTTCCATTTTCGACTTGATAATATTGAGTTGAAACTTTAAAGTCTGGCATTTTTGGATCTACCGGAGTCAGACTATTGTCAAAAATACGCAATCTGTTGTTTGGATAGAGAGCATACTGACCATTTTCAAGTTCAATCAGGTTATGAGACTTGTGTTCGGCAGGATTTTCACTGGTTGCCCAGTCAACATAGTCTGGATCATGATGATAGTTATCAATTGTACAAACATAAGTGCCCTTTACAATACCATGGTCTCTTGTATAACATTCAAAATCCATACTTCCAATAAATTTTTTATCAATACTGACAACACCATAATCCATACAGTTCCAAAACTGTAGATTTGGTAGGTTCATGTCTGGATTAGGTAGTTCGGGACGAGATAAAAACGCACTAATTGGCAACTTATCATACATTGCCGCATACTCGGGCAAATATGTCTCAAAATAAAAAGCACGTCCAGGAATCGACTTTGCCGATACCCAGACGCCTTTAACAAATTCACCATGACCACTCTGATGGTCTGTAAGATATTCTTTACGAACCCATACTTCTTGTGATGGTAGATTGGTGATTAAACAACTCATTTTTTCTTTTTGCGTTTAGCACATTTTTTAGGAGATAAAACATTTTTACAACGTTTATCTGGTTTAGATTTACCTCCTTTATGTATCCAACGTCCCATTATCGTCCTTGACCACGATACATTTTACGCTTCCCATTACGAGACGTAGCAGCATACTTTGTATTCTTACCACTTCCTTGACGAGTTTTCTTGGGCTTTCCAGGCATAAACCCGTCTTTGATCAATCCAACCTTTGCACGTACTGCCATAATACTCCTTAAATCTTAGTAATCTTAGTTTCCAAATCTTGTGGTCTTGGAGAACCTTTCTGATAATACTCTATCGAAAGGTCCTCCATTATATCAAAGTATTCCTCCTCGGTCAATCCCTTATACAGAACTGCCCCTCTGTGGAGAATTGTATACCTTGTCTCTATCATCAAATAACCCGAGTCTTTTCGTGCCCAACGCGGATGCGAGGATCACACCAAATCTCAAATCCTGCTTCTTTTGCATCAAGACAGAAACTTACATCCTCTCCACACATATCTTGTACTTCTCCAGACTCAAAGACTTGCATCTTTGGTGCAAACCATGGATACTTCATGTCTGCGTGCTCAAAGACTCCGTGCTTAATTAACAACCACCCAAATCCTGCATAGTCAACAGTAAATGGTTTGCGACGCTTAGAAATACTCTCACCGGTTTCATGATTCATTACTCCACCATTGTTGCGGAAATCATCCTCTTCCATCCAGTGTGCAACAGATGTTGTATGACCATCCTCAGTCATATACCAACCACTTGCAATGTCCTGGTCCATCAGAACTAACTGATAGAACTTCTCAGTATTAAACACAATGTCACTATCAATCCATAACTGATAATCATATTTCAACTTACCATCCCAGGGAATCTGATCCGGTCCTCGTAGTACATTTGCCCCAAGGCACTTGCAACGTGCGAAGTTTACCATTGATGAATAATCTTGTGAGATCTGAATGCTTGCTCCCGATTGTACAAGATCAAAACAAAGTTGTACAAAGTTTTTGAGATACGTATAAGAAACTCCTCTACCGGGTAGGCAAAACACAATGGACTTGCCTTTCACCATTTCTCTTGCCTTATCATAGTCCCATTCTTCGGGACTCTCAGATGCTTTGGGTGCCTTTGCCTTTACAGTAAATCCTTTAGCCATAATAGTAAGTAACTACATCAATATCATAACACTCTATCTATACAAAGTCAATCACTCAATACCTTGAATAATAATACAGTCGTTCTCAACCTCGATGTTTAATTCTACTCCCTCGTACCACCCCTTCTCATCACAAATCCATTGAGGTATTGTGACATAATACTC